CTGATGATGATACTGATACATATTCAGGATGTAAAATTACTTATTTTGATTCTAAGTTAGGAGAAAAACAAGAAGCTACATTTTATACAAAACAAAGACCAGGGTATAAAAGAGGAACTCAAAGATTATTATTTATAAATGAAGAAAAATATGTTCCTGGAGAAACTAGAAAACAAAAAGAGGAATATCTAGCTAAAATAGCAGCTAAAGCCTTAAGAGAAAAAAATAAAAATGCTGTAAAAGGTAGTATTTCAATTCTTGGAAAAGAAAATTTTATTTCAGTAGGAGATACTATTAATCTAACAGGATTAGGAAATAAATCAGGAAAATATATTATAACTGAAGTACAAATTGAATATCCAAGTTATGTTATGAATTTACAAATAAGGAAGGTTATGGAAGATGAATAGATATGGAATTGTTTCTAAAGTTTTTTATGACAGAGGGACAGTAATAGTTGAATTTCCAGATATAGGTATTCCTTCTGATGAACTGATAGTTTTTCAAAATAGAACATATTCAACAAAGCAATATTCAATGCCTAAAATAGGAGAAATTGGTATTTGTTTATTAAATGAAACTGGAACAAGTGGATATTATCTAGGAGCTGGATATTCAGAGGCTAATCCTCTTCCTGATGGGATAGGTCAAGGAATTTCTTTGATAACCTTTAATGATGGAACTAGTATTATTTATAATGAAAATACCTCTAAATTATTTGTATCAGTAAAAAAAGATATAGAAATTATTTGTCCTCAAATATCAATTACAGGGAATATAAATATTACAGGAAATATAAATGTAACTGGTGGAATAAAAACAACTGAAGATGTTCAAGCAGATGGAGTTTCATTAATAAATCATAAAACAACAGGAGTAAAAGCAGGAGGAGATATATCTGGCCCACCTCAAAAATAAGAAAGGAGTTTTTAAATGATAGTAGGAAGTCTTGGAACAGTAATTTTTCAATGTAGTTCTTTTTATACAAAAACAATAAATAATCTATCTAAAAATATTTCTGCTCGTTGGCTTGAACATAAAGTAATTGGCAGTAAACCTAAACTCCAATTTGATGGTGTAGAATTAGACCAATTAAAATTTTCTATACATTTAAATGCAGCATGGAAAGTTAATCCTCTTGCAGCAGCTAAGGAGTTAGAAAATTATTTAAAGCAAGGAAAAAAATTAAAATTTTTTCTTGGAGGTAAAAAAGTAGGAAATGGAACATATATTATAACTAATATTTCTGAAGAGCATAGAGCTTATAGTGCTATTGGAACAGTTACTAAAATTGACTTATCACTAGAGCTAAAGGAGTATAACTAATGGAAATTAAAATAGAGAATACTGAAAAAAATTATGATTTTAAACCTACTTCGACCGCGGCCGAAATAACTCAAAACTTAGAAAATATTATTTCAAGAGTTCAAGGAACTATACCTTTAGCTAGACATAAAGGAGTAATAGTAACAAATATTGACCTACCACAATCAATAATTCAAGCTCAGCTACTAGCAGCAATAGATGAAGAGATTACTAGAGAAGAAGATAGATTTACACTAGATGAAGCTGAAATAAATTTTGAAAAAAGTATTAATGGAGATATTACTTGCTCTTTGAAAGGAGGAGTAAATGAGTAATGTATTAAAGTTTGTTGATGTAAATACGACAAGTCTTTTTGAAAATTTTAAACTCGGATATGAAGAGATTATGGGAGTAACAGTTAAAGAAGGAGACCCTATTAATGACTTTATATCTTGGGTTACTTATATATTTTCAGTAGTTCAAAATAATATAAATTATACAGGCAAAATGAACCTTTTAAGATATTCTGAAGGGTTATACTTAGAAGCTATTGGAGAACTTGTTGGAGTAAATAGAATAACATCAACAGGAGCAAAAGCTAAAATCAAATATACATTTGGAAAGATATTTCCAAGTGTTGTAACTATTCCTAAAGGTCATAAAATAGCAGCTGGGAATTTATATTTTGAATTAGATGAAGCTATAGAACTTAAAATAGGAGAAAGAGAAACTTATGGAACTGTTACTTGTATTACTCCAGGAATTATTGGGAATAATATTTCTATAGGAGATATAAACACAGTAGTAGATGCCATAGCTTATTTAAATAAAATAGAAAATATAACAATAAGTGCTGGAGGAAGTGATGAAGAAACAGATGAACAGTTAAGAGAAAGAATCCGATTAAAACCTACATCATTCTCAACTGCTGGACCAATTGCTGCTTATAAATATTATACTTTAACAGCCCATCCAGACATATATGATACTTATATCTATACACCTTTGGAAAGTCCTGGAGTAGTTAAAGTGATTCCTCTTTTAAAAGGTGGAACTATTCCACAACAAGAAATTCTTGAAACAATAGAGAATTTATTAGCTGATGGGAACATTAGACCATTTACAGATAAAGTGGAAGTAATTGCTCCTACTGCTGAAGAATATAATATTAATGTTAATTGGTGGCTAAGTAAAGATGAAGATATTTCTATAGTTACTGATAATGTAAATAAAGCTATTGAAGAGTTTAAATCATGGCAAAAAGAAAAGTTAGGAAGAGATATTAACCCAAATAAATTAGTACAATTACTAATTAATGCTGGAGTTAAAAGAGTTGAAATAATAGAACCTATTTTTACTAAAATAGATAAAACTAAGGTAGCTCAAGAAAGTGAAAGCATTACAATATCTTATAAAGGTGTAGAAGATGAGTAATTATAATATTTATAATACAGATTATCAGCTTCTCTTCCCTAACAATTTAAAAAAATATAAAAATTTAAAAGCTTTAGCTTTGCAGATAGAAAAAGAATTAAAAATAAATTATTTATCTGAAATAGAAAAACTTGCTATTTTTAAAAATTTAAGTTCTCAATCAAATAAAGTTTTATCTCAATTGGCTTGGCAATTTTCAATTGATAATTGGCAAGAATCCTTAAGTAAAGAAATAAAAATTAATTTAATTAAAAATGCTTATTGGGCTCATTCTAAAAAAGGTACTAAAAAAGCTGTAGAGGATTGTTTAAAGATGTTGGGTTACCCAATAACCTTACAAGAATGGTTTGAATACAATGGAAACCCATATACTTATAAAGTTATTATTTCTGGAGAAGCCTTTCAAGAAACTTGGATAACAGAATTAATAGAACTAATAGAAAAATATAAAAATTGTAGAAGTATATTAGAAACAGCTACTATTGAATTTAATTCAAAAAATAGTCAATATTTCCTTGGGAATTATAAGATTATTGAAATGGAAAAAGAATTTATCGGAGTTCATAATGATATAGAAAAATACAAAGATTTAAAATTAGGATTATTTAGAATTATTGAAAAGGAGGTATCAAATGTATAACGGAATTACATCTAAAGGAAGTCAGTATTTAGCTAAATGTCAAGCTGAAGGGCTTCCAATTAAATTATCAAAGGTAAAAATAGGAAATGGGACAATACAAGATTTAGAAAATCCATATAATTTTACAGACGTAAAATCTATTAAACAAGAATTTGAAATCTCAGAAAAGTCACAAGTTGAAGAACAATTAAAAATAAAGGTTCAAATAGATAATACAAGTCTAGAAGAAGGATATTTCACTAAAGAAATTGGTATTTATGCAGATGATAATGGTCAAGAAATATTATATTGGTATATTAATGATGGTGACCAAGCATCTTGGCTTCCTCCTGCATCTGTTTCTCCAGTAAAATTTAAATATACTTTTAATATACAAGTAACTACTACAGAAACTGTAATAGTAAATTTTACTGGAAAAGAATTATGGGTGGATAGGGAATTTTTAAATACAGAATTAGTAAAAAAGTTAGATAAAGGAACTGTCCCTAATTCATTGAATACTGCTGAGAAAATAGTAGCAGCTCTTCAAGGCAATGGTGGATTAAAATTTGATGAGAATTTATTATATCTTAATGATAAGGGAACTAAGAAAAAAGGGGGTTATTATCTTGATAGACTAGCAGAAGGTATTTTTGAATGTCTTGAGCAAACTGAGGAAACTGTTAATAATAGTGCAAAATTTAAAAATATTTCAAATAAAGAAAATTCTGACAGATTGGATAATCTAAGAAAAAAAAGATATACAGTAAATGCAGCTCCTAGTAATAATAGTGTTACTATTGATATAGATGCCCCTGATTTTACCTTTGCTATAGTTTATGCCTGTGATAATAGTGATGGTTTTTATTGGACATCACATATTCTATATCACTATGGTAAATCTCAAGAAGAAAATCATTTTACTAGATATACAGGGAATAAAAACTTAAATTTTTTTCGTGCAACAACTCTAAATGGTTCAAGGCAAATAAGATTTAATGTAGCACCAGAAGAAGATACAAAAATAATATGTTGTGAAGTATACTACTTAACTAAATTTTAGAATTTAATTCTCCAGTACCCTTTTATTTCCAATTTTATTGAACTAATTGTTTTTACAGTAAATACAGTAGCTGGGGATTTTATTATATAAGCTGGAGTGCTGCCACCATATTCATGACCATAATAAAAATGGCACTCATAAGCTTCATAAGGCATTAGTATTTGATTACTCAGTCCAGTAGATGCATTACCACTTTTTAACCATATATCAAATAGTATAAAATCAAAATCTTCATCAATTGTAATGGAAGATTTATCTTCATTGAGATTAGAATGGTATTTTTTATTTTTTTGCAAATTATCCACTATATAAGCTGGATAATCTAAGAAATTTATCAATGTCTAAAATTATAAGAGTACCATTAGAAGATAATCGAAAGAAAATATTAATTCCATATCCAAATGGATACAATTGGCAAAACTCAAGAGTTATACCAGTCCCACTTGGAAATGATTTAACTTCAATTCCGCCTATAATTAAATTAACAACTGATGGAGTATATTTCATTGCATTTAATGCAAATCAATGGTTTGATCTACTTTTTATATTTTTTAAAATTATTTAGTTATATAGTTTAAAATTTAGGCTTTGGCATAACCATAACCACCTATAATATATGGTCGAGCATTAGCATAAAACAAATCAATAGAACGCCCAAAGGTTGATATTTTAAATGAAGCACCAATAGACTCGTTACCAGCTGGAATACCATCAGCTTCAATATTATTTATAGTAATAATCCCTTGAGAATTCCATTTTAATATCAATATTCTAATATTTGATTTACGATTTGGATTGAATCGAAATGCACTTAAAGATATATCAGCTATTCCAAGTAAAACAATACGGATATCTGATATTCCTAAATTAATATACTCCGCTATTTTAGATTCAATTACATCATATGTAGTATTACCTGTGTCGAAAGTGATATATTTAATTAAATTATCCAGCTTATATAGTGGATAATCTAAGAAAAAAAAGATATACAGTAAATGCAGCTCCTAGTAATAATAGT